GTAGTAATACTACTATTGGGAATAAATTAGATATAAAATTAGGAAAAGGGACAATTATTTCTGATTTAGGGTTGACTGAGTATTTGTATGGTCAAACTATTTTACATCCAGAAACTGGAGGTGAAGTTTTTGGAAAAGTTCTTGCCGTAAATGCAGTGTCATCTCTTCTTGCAGTTGGAAGTCTTGGTGCTGATACTTCATTACCATCAACATTTGATGTTGAAAAAACTACATTTGACAGTGATAGCACAAAAATCATTGATTTAATAAAAGATTCTGGTGCCGTATATATCTATGATTTAATGGAAAATCCATATGCTACCGCAGAAAATCCATCATTATTCGCACATACACAAAAATTAACTGGTCCAGATATTGCTACTGGATTCAATTTTGGTGCAAGTATTGCAATAAATGGGGTGCAACTTGTAACTGGAGCAACTAATGATTACGACATAGTTACGAATGGTGGAAGTATCTACACATATATTAACTCAGATTCTAAGTCTGGGTGGGACTTAATCAGATACAAAGAACCACGTGTTGATATAGGCGCAGTCAATACATCTTTTATATACAATTCTGTGTCAAAATCAATGATCAATTATTTTGATTATATAGATCCATCAAAAGGAAAAATCCTTGGTATTGCGGAACAATATTTGGATTATAAAGAATCATTTGATCCAGCATTTTATAATGTGTCTACTAGAAATACAACAACACAAAATAACTCTTTCTATTGGTCTGATAATTACGTTGGTAAAACTTGGTGGGATTTAACCAAAGCAAGTTTTATTGATTATGAACAAGATACATTGGCATATAGATTAAAGAATTGGGCATCATTATTTCCAGGAAGTCAAATTGAAATTTATGAATGGGTCAAGAGTCCAGTTCCTCCTAGTCAATATGTAAGGAGTGTTGGTGATGGGGTTCCAAAATATCAAGATGATAGTTCATATTCATCTATAACTAAAGTTAATCCTTCTACTGGAATAATTTCTCAAGAATATTATTTTTGGGTTCGTGGAAAAACGTCAGTTGATCCAGTAGTTTCTAATAGATCATTGAGCACCCTTGCTCTAGAAAGTTATATATCTGATCCAAAAGATCAAGGTATTCCATATATTGGCTTGTTATCACCAAATAGTGTGGCATTGTACAATATTAACGATAAACTTTCTGGTACAGATGTTGTTTTAGATTTAAATTTGGGAAAAATAAGATCCAAGAATCTTATTCACAATGAGTATGAATTGATTCAAGAGGGAAATCCAACTCAAATAATTCCAGACAAAATTATTACTAAAATAAAAGATAGCTTGGCTGGATTTGATAGTCAGGGTTCTTTAGTTCCAGATTATCAATTATCACCACAGGATAAACTTGGTGTATCATTTAGACCAAGACAAACTGTTTTTGTAGATAGATTGTCTGCATTAAAAAATTATGTGGATAGTTTGAATTTGTTCTTAAAACAAAATCCTATTCTTTTAATTTCAAATCCATCTCTATTATTTTCGGAAGATAGCATTCCAACTACTGGATACAATGCTATTTTAAATTCTCAATCTGAATTTGCATATGTTGATGTAACTACATTTTATGATGGATATACTATTTTAATTCCACAAGATTCCAATCTACAAAATAAATGGACATTGTGGGAATTTAGTTCAGCATCGCAATCATTTTCATTGAAAAAAATTCAATCCTATAAGACACCTCTATATTGGTACTCTGAAGATTGGTATAGTTCAGATTATAATATAGGAACAAAAATAGATTATATTGTCAATACTTATGGGAATATACAAACACTCACATTAACAGGAGGCACCTACATAAAAGTGTTGGATAATGGTGCTGGACAGTGGTTAATTTATTATGTTAATTCCGATTTGTCTTTGACATTAAAAGTCGCACAGAATGCTACCTTGCAGATAAAATCCACGGTGTATGATATTAAACTTGGTGCTGGTTTTGATACTATCGTGTTTGATTTAGGTGAATACGATTCACAAATTGGTAAAGAACTTGTTAATATTTTTGATAGTGTTTATACAGAAATATTGATAAAAGATTTAGCAGGACAGTTTAACACTTTATTCTTTAATCTAATAAATTATATTTTTTCAGAACAAAGAGCACCAGATTGGGTATTCAAAACCAGTTTTATTGACGTATATCATAAAATTAGGGATTTGGAACAAATACCAACTTATGTAAAAGATAATCAAACATTCTATCAGGATTACATAAATGAAATTAAACCTTATAGAACAATATTAAAAGATTATGTACCATCGTATTCTGCTGTAGATACCAGTGATGGTGATTGGACTGATTTTGATCTTCCAAGTCATTATGATTTTTCCACTGATACATATAGATCATTGGATATCAGAGAAGAAGCTGATCAAACCCTTTTAACTCAATCGCCTTACTCTAATTGGACTAATAATTACAAATATAAAATTACTAGTTATACTATTGGCAATCCAGGAGAAGGATACACAGTAGCACCAAATGTTGAAATTTATGGAGGTGGCGGTGGGGGCGCTACAGCATATGCGACAATAAATCAAACTACTGGACAATTGACTAGCGTTAATGTGGTTACACCCGGCGAAGGTTTTACTACAACGCCACAAGTAGTTATAAATGGCACTGGTACTGGCGCTTTAGTATATCCAGTACTAAAAAATGAATTTTATAAGGAAAATGAGTCAAAGAGTTACAATACTATTAGAAATTTAGAAACGACTCTAGTATTTGATAGAACAAATTATTCTTCTGCAAACGTAGTGTTGTGGGATTCTATTAAAATTGATTCTACATTAACACAAACTATCATAAGTCAGGGGATAGGTTCTAGCAATATTTGGATTTCATCTGGAAACATATATTCATACAATAATGATGCCTATATTTTAAATCAACCAACCACTAATACTGGTTTGTTTGATTTTACTAAATTTACAAAATTACAATCAAGTAATATATTATTACGTGCCACAGAAAGAATTTCAACATATTATAATCCCACTGTTGGAATGACAGGAAAAGATTATGGTCAGTTAATGTCTGGAATTGATTATGGTGGAGTAGAAGTTCTTGGCGCAAAGTTTACCGCATGCAGTTTTTCCCATACAAGTAATGTGATTAGTTTCAATTATGAAGGATTGACTATCAACAGTGCAAATTTAGAAATAACTGATTTTACTAAATTGGGATTTGCTATAGACCAACCAGTGCGAGTTCAATCTTTGGTTCCTTTTGATTTCCAAAATAATGGTTATTATAAAATTATCAGCGTTGATCATTCATCTATGAAATTGACGGGTGAACCAATTCAAACGACATATAATTTATTGTTGTCTGGTAAGCTAACATTACATGCTGGTGACGTTATTACACAAGCAAATAGTAGTGCAAAAGCTTATGTTCTGAGAGACACTCAAGGAGTTGAATTTACTACTAAAGTTCCAATTGTTTATGTAAATCCAGCTTTTACAACTACAGGAAATATAGTTTCTATAAACGGTATTACAACATTGGCGTACCCAATGGAAGTGACTACTGGTGGATTAGTTGACACTAAAATTGATTATCTAGAATTAGATACCACTGTTTTAGATGCTAATATCTATAGCAAATATCTAGACACTGCGCTAGGAACAAGACCAGAAGACATTAATATTGTTGGTGGTTCATATGTTGATGTTTATAGTAGTCATGCACCAGAAGAACTTATTCCTGGACATATGTATGATTCATTAGAAATAAGAGTGTTTAGTAATAATTCACTGAATACAGAAACTTATGGGTTTAGAATTTTCCAACCAATGAGTTCTAATATTCAATACACAAGAATTAGTGCAAATAATACAACCACACTTTCATCATCTTTAAGTATCACTGATTCAGTAATTTATTTGAGTAATGCCACTACGTTACCGGATCCAAATCCTACAAACAATGTGCCAGGTGTTGTTTTCATTAATGGTGAAAAGATACATTATTATCAAAGGTACGATTCGGATAAAATTGAAATGTCAACTGATTGGACAGCCAATACTAGCTTCTTGACTGGCAGTTTGATTAATTTAGATGGAAACGTATACTTAGTTAATGGAAATGTATATGCCAATTCTAATGTTTATATTAATACAGCAAATATTCAGCAAGTATATAACAATAGTTTAGCACAAATTAGACGTGGCGTTGATGGCACTGGTGCTAATTTAACTTACTCTGCTGGAACTATTATTTCTGATAGCAGCCTACAACAATCAATACCAGATGGTGGTCTTGGCTATACTGTAATTACTGGAAATGCTATAGCAACTGCAAATGTAACTTGGAAATTAACTCTGGATTCCAATATTACTGCAAATTTAGGAGATTATATTACTCAATTTGTAGGTAATACTGGAAATGCACGAGTGTTGGGCAATGTTACAAACACGAAAATAATTGCGGTTGATATTGTCGGAGGAAACCTAAAAATTGCAGCAAATATAGGAACTAGAGTTAATATTGCTAACTTGACAATGTATACCACAACCACCGCAAATGTTGTATCAATGACACCTTTGGGTATGGTACGAGCAAATGGCAATGTTGTTCTTAATGGGGTTAGTGTTTTAACCAGTCAGCCATGGATCACTATTGGCGCTGGCACAGGGTTAGAGGGTAGTACTACCACTTCTGCCCAATTTATTAAAGATGAACCGAGTTATATACCATGATAAATTTACAGATAAATAACAACATGAACGAAAATACAGATAAATCCAAGGAAATTACTCCTGCACCAGACGTAAAAACACCAGATGAACAAAGCGGTGTTTATGTTCGTGGGCATATTAAAATATTTGACCCAAATTCTGGGGAAGTTTTTGTAGACAAGCCAAATGCTATTCATTATGAAAATATTTCGGAAGCTATTGCTTACTGTTTAGCCAATAAAGGTCAGAGTTATATTTACGAAATGCACTTTGGTAATGGTGGAACAAGTATTGACCCCACAGGAATTATAAATTATCTACCAGCAAACACAAATACAAGTAATAGTAATCTTTATAACCCAACTTTTGCTAAAATTGTAGATGATACAAGTGCACTAAATGCTGATCCTACTAAAAATAAAATAGAAATTAGACATACTCCTGGTGCTGTTTATACAGATATAGTTATTTCTTGTACGCTAGACTATGGCGAACCAAGTGGACAAGCAGCATTTGATAACTCAACTAATTTAAATGAAACTTATACATTTGATGAATTAGGTTTAAAAGCACGTAGTACTGATGAATCTTTCGGATTAACTACCACTGGTAAACTATTGACACATGTAGTATTTCATCCAGTTCAAAAAAGTTTAAATCGTCAAATCCAAATCAATTATACTGTGCGAATTCAAACATTAACTAACTTGAGTAGTATAGGATAATAGAACATGACTTACTATGTAAACAAAACAGATGGAACCACAATAACAATACTAGACGGAACATCTAATGTTACTGCAACAAGTCTAACCCTTATTGGGAAATTAGCAACAAATTATGGTGAGGCACAAAATGAAAATTTACTTCACCTATTAGAAAATTTTGCTTTAGCTACTCCACCAGCACATCCCACACGTGGGCAACTCTGGTATGATACGAGCGTAGATAATATTAAGTCATATAGTAGTGGTACTTGGACTACTGTAGGAAGCAGCATTGTTGGAAATGTAGCATTAACTGGTAATTTGTTTGTAGGTTCAAATTCTTTCACAATTAGCGATTTGGGAAATGTTTCCCTAGTTAATAAAACTTCAAATGCAAATATTACTTTAATTTCTAACGTTGCAGGAACATTAACAAATTCTTTAAGAATTAATGGCACAAGTGGGCAAGTAGAAGTATTTGCAAACGCATCCACTGGTTCTGGTATTACTACTAAAGCATATGTAGATAGCAGAGTTGATGCATCAAGCGAAGGTGCCAATGTGGCACTAGCCGCAAATGTTGCAACAATTAATGCAAATTTAGCAGTTAGAGTTACCCAAGAAGATTCTTTATTAGCAAAAATTACTGCAGCAAACTTACAAATTGATTTGCGAGATACTATTGCAAGAGTCAATAGTATTAATTCTGATTTGAGTACTTCTATTCAAACTAACGTTACTGCAATCAATAATAGCTTAACTGCTGCAAATGCATCTATTGCTGCAATATACCCTGTTATAACTGCCGCAAACATCACACATGCAGCCAATGTAACAGCAGCAAATACTGCAATAGTTACCGCCAATGTTGGTATGAAAGCATATGTTGATGCTGGATTTGCATCGTTAAATAGCGGTCTTGGTGGATTAAATTTCAAAGCAAATATTAATAGTCCAGCATTTACTGGAATTCCAACTGCAAGCACTGCATCTCTTCATACCAATACTACACGTTTGGCAACTACAGAATTTGTAATGCAAGAAACGGTTTATTGGAATGGCAGCAAAAAATTTGTTTCAACTTCGGATCCAACCTCATCTGACGGTGATGATGGAGATATTTGGTTTAAGTATAGTTAATATATGGCTGATCCACGTCCTATAATAAAAAAATTTGCTGTATCTGAAATCTTTCCATCTGGTTTAATTGCAGATTATCATATTGAACCCGATTCTTTTGTGCATGATCCTGTAGAACCAAAAACTATAGGTCAACGTAATAATATTACAAGTGAAATTATTCCTGGTACTTCTATTCCTGCAATGAAATTTGCTGGCACTAGTAGCAGTTATGTATTCGTAAAAAATACAAATAAACTTCAGTTAGTTAAAACAACCGGATCTAGTTTTACGGTAGAAGCTTGGATATATGCAACTGGAATTGGACAAAACCCTAGTGGCTATGGAGGTATGATAGTCAACAAAGATTCTGAATTTGAGTTTTGTAGAATGGGTGATGGAAGAATTGCAGTTGCAATTGATTGGGGCATTGGGACTGATACTAGTTTACCCAGTGGTGGATGGATAATCCCCCCTAGTGGAACTGCGGTAGTGCCATTAAATACCCCAACACATGTAGCTATTGTTGTTGATAATACTGTTTTAAAAATAGTAATAAATGGATCACTGGCGTGGCAAAAAACAGAATTAAATAGAGTGGCACGAACAGATGCCACTGATTTTTATATAGGAAATCGTTCAGGTAAAAATCAAGGATTTGCTGGTTATATTGGTAGTGTACGCATATGGGATTATGCACGAAGTGTTTCTGAAATTAATACTAGTAAAGATACTATCTTTGGTGGTGTAAAAGGAAGATACGTTGCAACGATGCCTTTTGATGGACTATGTACTATTCATGCATGGGGTGGAGGTGGAGGCGCAGGTGGTGCTGATGCAGGAACCACTGGAGGTACTGGTGCTACTGGATTATACAACTCAACTCAATTTGGCTTTTCAAAAGGCGATATTATAGAAGTGGCTGTAGGGGAAGGGGGAACTGGAGGGGCAAGCAATAGTGGTGCTGCTCCTGGAGGAATTGGTGGTCGCTCTAGATTAAACGTAAATTCTAGTTCAATCCGTTCTTTTAACGGCGGAAACGGTTCAGCATCTGGCCCAACACCATATTCTGGTGGAGGTGGTGGTGGAGGTGGTGCCACTGTTGTATTAAAAAATGATACTATAGTATTAGTTGCTGCAGGTGGAGGTGGTGGTGGAGGTGCTGGTAATGATGGAAATTCAGAAGCACCAACTTTACGAAGAAATGCGACAATATACAAAAAAACTCCACCAAGTAATGTTACTCGTATTACTGTGCAAAGTTCAAATTGGGACGTTACACACGACAAAAACACAACTTGGATAGAAGTTAATGGTAAACGTATAATTGATGGGTTGGGGCGTGGACATACTTTAGCGGTTATTAACCCTAACACATTGGCATTAGAAAGCCAGCATACATCTGGTGGATATGATGCATCAAGTTCCACAGAACTTAAAAACGCATTAAATGCAGTTCCTAATGGAAGAATAGTTGCTATTGGATCGTTTGATGTTTGTACATTAGATCAATCTACGAGAGATTTATTAAATTCTCAATTTGGTGGCACACGATCAGAAACAATTCGTCAGATACCAAGAACTGCACATGTTTTCATTGGTATTAAAAATGCTGCAGTGGCGGCGGTTGAAAATATATCAACCACGGCAATAATTTCCGAAACATTCACCTTTAATAATAGCGTTGATTTAACAACTATTGATTGCCGTGGAGAATCTGCACAAACCAAAACTGGTGATGGTGGGGGTGCGGGTGGTGGTGGTGGAGGATTTCCTGGTGCACCTGGTGGGGCAGTATTCGGTGGAGATGCTAGTGGATATAGTGGACTAATTGGATCAAATTATCCTTTTGGTGATAGTTTTTACGAAAGTGAGCCATTAGTTGCACGATCTGATAGTAGATGGTCAGCATTTCAAAATAAATATGCTGTTTGGCCAACTGGTGGAAATGACACTGGTTCGTTTGTCATTTACAGGACATTTGATGCTCCATATACTGGAAACTATAATATTAGAGCATCGGTTGATAATAACGCCAGTATATATGTAGATGATAATTTGATTGGTTCAGCAGTTTCTTTTAATCAAACTCCAAATGTTGTCACTATTTCTTTAAGTCGTGGTGTGCATAGGTTAAAAATAGTAGCCACAAATGCTGGTGATGTTGCTGGTTTTGCTATGACTATTAGTGATTCAAAAGATTCTGTTGTGTGGGACACTAGAACTTATATGAACCCTCGCTCACCTGGAGGCGAAAGTAATTATCGTGCTAAAGGTAAAGCGGAAGGAGGCATACCAAATGGTGGAGACGGAAAAGATGGATATGCTGTACTAGTAATACAACCATATGCTGCAAGCGTGGCTGCTTCTGCGGTTAAAGTTGGCAGTTCTTGGAGGCAGGTAAAACAAGGATATGTTAAAGTTTCCGGTGAATGGAAACCAATTGACATGGCATATACTAAAGTTAATGGGACTTGGAGAAAAATAACCAGTACTGGGGACGCCTCTGAGGTAGTATTTGTTGGACAATCCACTAATTACGGATTAAACACTAAAAACTTTAGTTAATTAAGTATTTTTAATAAGAATAAATAAGAAAGTCGGAGAATAATTAAAATGGCGTATAATATTACCTTATCAAATAGCACTGCATTGATCGTTGGTGGACTACCAGATGGTCAAATTGACACAGCTAATTCTAGTTTAACTTTAGTTGGGAAAAACTATCCTGGCTATGGATTATTTTTAAATCAAAACATGGTGCGTTTGATGGAAAATTTTGCTAATTCATCAGCGCCAACTGCACCATTGCCGGGACAAATATGGTGGGATACTACTACTAAGTACCTTAAAGTTAATACATCATCAACAAAAGGCACAGCTACACAGGTTTTTAAACAAATTCCGACAATGACTACTTCTAGTAGTGCTCCTAGCAGTCCAGTAATTGGGGAGCAATGGTGGGACACAACTAACTTACAATTAAAAGTATGGGATGGTGCTTCTGCATGGAAGGTAATTGGTCCTGCTGCAACTTCAAGTACTGGCAATACTGGTGCAATTCCAGATACTATTGTTGCTACTTCTCCTAGCGCAACCTATGTTGTTCTTAAATTTTACATAGACAATACACTTGTCGGTATTTGGAGTAAAGAATCTAACTTTACCACAACAATTCCTGGTTTTACATCTATTAGTCGTGGATTAAATCTAAGCCAATTAGTTGGTGCAAGCCATGTTTTATATGGAAGTGCCGACGTTGCTAACAGCTTAAATGTTTCTGGTATTAGTGTTCCAGCAAGTCAGTTTGTTCGTAATAGTGTATCTGGTAGTATTAATGGATATTTGTCATTAACCAATGATGGTGGTCTTACCATTGGTTCTGCTAGTAATTTCCAAACTTATGTGAGTAGTGGCGATGTAATTTTAAAAAATTCATCAACTAATGGAAATGTTATTATAAATGTTAATAAAGGCGGTGCTCCAACAAATATGTTAAGAGCAAATGCTATTTCTGGATTAATGGAAACTTTTGGTAGTCCTACCTCAGTTTCTCCACCATTTACTGTAGCAACTAAAGAATATGTTGATAATCAGTTAGGATCAGGACTTGGTGTAAGTACGTTCTCTGCAAGCATTGTTCCAAGTGCTAATTTAACATATAATCTTGGATCATCTGTTTCTTGGTGGAATAATATATATGGAACTGCAATTCACGCACAGTATGCTGACTTGGCAGAACGTTTTGAAGCAGATCAACCATATGAACCAGGTACTGTTGTTGCTCTTGGTGGAATAAAAGAAATAACTTCGGTTAAAGATGAATTGAGTGATGATGTTTTTGGAGTGATAAGTACAAAAGCAGCATATTTAATGAACTCTGGTGCTGGTGATAACGAATCGCATCCACCAGTTGCAGTACAAGGTCGTGTCCCAGTTAAAGTAATTGGAAAAATTAAAAAAGGTGATAGATTAGTCAGTGCAGGTAATGGATTAGCACGTGCTGCTGCTAAGAATGAATTATCTCCTTGGAATGTTATTGGTCGTGCATTGCAGAATAAAAATGACACAGACGAAGGCACAATTGAAGCAATAGTTAAACTTAATAGTTAAAAAGTAAGGAATTCAAAAAAATGACATATGCACAAGGTGGATTGATTACCGCAGGAGATTATAATACCCTAGTTGGTTCTAATATTAGTATTACTGGCACTGATTTAAATAGTGTTTGGGCTTGGGGCGCAAATAGTAGAGGATACGGACAATCAGTAGTCCCACTTGCTGCGGTCAATTCTGCTGATTTGATTACTGCAACTCAATGGGCTTCGTTAGTTAATACTTTAAATAGCGCAAATACACATATAACTGGTTCATCATCTGGTTTAACTGCAAATACTGCAGGTCAAGTTATTGGATATTCTGGATCACTGCAAACTAAGATTAATGGAATTAATACTGATAGACTGTTGTTTGCTAGTAACTCAGCAGTGGTGACTGGTACTGGTCTACCATATACTGCATGGACTGTAACAACAACTCAGGGAGTTGATCCTGGTACTGCAACCAGAGCGTTTGGAATTCGTGCAACATTTGGTGGTGCAGATAAGGCGAGATTTTTCTTCAACTCTGGTGGTAGAATGAAATTAAATTTATCTGCTGTTGGGGCTGGTAGTTCAAGATCAACTGCTGTTCAAAACTTAGTGGGCTATCTTGGTGGCGTTGCACTATTTGGTGCAAATACAAACGGTGGAAAAACTGGCACTGGCACTACAGGGGGAACCAATAACACAGCATTAGGTTATTATACGTCAACTTTCAATGCCAATACTACAGTAGTATCGGTGACTAGCACAACAACAAATTATACATCTGATACTGGATCAATCGCTGTAAAACCAAATGGTTCTCAAGGATCATTTAATGGTAATGGTGACTCAATAGATTTTTGGACTACTTTAACTTCTACATCAGGTGGTAATGCTGGAGGCAGTTTTGATGACACATTGAATGTAACAATGACGCTTTCGGTGGATGTATCTTACCCAGAAGTTACCAATTTAGCTAATACTTGGGGCGCAGTAACATTTTCACTATTATAAAATAGTAATTAATTTATTTGCAATTCATATTTGAGTAGTGTAAAATTACTCTACCTAATTTTATATTTCAAATATGACAACAGAAATCAATTCGTTGGTGCAAGAAATTCGCCTAGCAACAGATTACCAAAAAAATAAAAAACTGTTATACGAAAAAATTCAAACCGATTTGCACATGACTCACAATGGTGGCATGTTTAAAATCACTCCCGAATTATTAGCATTTGTTTCCACTTGGCCAATAGATGAATTATATCTTGAAGATAGTTATCAAAATCCAATACAAATTGATAAACAGGTATTCTTAGTAACAGCGCAACAGCATTTTATCACCGTGATGAATCGGTGGCATCAAGAACATGAACAACTCAAACAAATCAGAAAAATCTAGGGGAATAATTGCGTTTGCTAGGAATACCGAGACAACAGACTACGTTTCTATTGCTAAAAAAACTCTTTGTATTGCCAGTAAAACTTTAAATCTTCCTCATATGTTAATAACAAATGTGGATGATGAGTCTTTTGTAAATCATAGATTTGATGTTGATCAACAAAAATTTGTAGAATGGCGCAATTATGGAAGACATTTGGTATATGAATTATCACCCTATGATGAAACTATTGTAATAGATGCTGACTATTTGCTATTAGATAAGAATATAAATTCTTTATTTGATATAGAATGGGACTATATCTTACAAAGAAATAGTCATGCATTAACAGTGGAATGGGATCAAAAAATGGGGCAGTTTAGTTTGCCATATGTTTGGGCAACTATATTTGCTTTTAGAAAAACAAAAAAATCAGAAATATTTTTTAAGTTAATTGATAGAATTTTTAACAATTACAAATATTACAGAAATTTATTTAATATACAAGAGCGTAATTATAGAAATGATTACGCATTTGCAATGGCAGATATTATTTTAAATGGTTATTCTGTTTCAACATTTGGTATTAGTGGAAGTATGTTATCCATAGATCAACCAATAAATTCTATAAAAATAAAAGATAATAGTTTGATTGTTAAAGATGATCACAAAAGTTATGTTGTGCCAAAAACTAACTTACATATTATGAGTAAGAAATATCTACAAAGTGAAGATTTTGATAACCTGATAAAAAGTATCAATGAGCCAACATAAAGAACAACAGGGATTTTTAACTATCGCAGTGAATACACCAGAGGTTGATTATTTGTCTCTTGCGTACTTACAAGCGTTGAATATTAAACATACTCAAAAAATAAATCGCTATGCAATAGTTGTTGATAAAGAAACATCTGAGCTACTAGAAGACAAGCATCGTTCAGTATTTGATTATATTATAGAAATTGATAAAAAAGAAAACCCATTTGAAATAGAGCCTAGAGTATTCTGGCTTACACCATTCAAAGAAACTATTAAATTGGAAAGTGATTTGTTGTTTACAAGAAGTATAGATCATTGGTGGGATAGTTTTAGAATTAAAGATGTGGTATTGAGTGTGGGATGCAAAAACTATCTTGGACATAATTCTTTGTCTAGGAAATACAGAAAAATTTTAGATGATAATGAACTGCCAGATACATATAACGGACTGATGTATTTTAGATTTAGCCAAACAGGTGCAAATTTTTTTAGAAAAGCACAAGAAATATTTGACAAATGGGACATGGTTAAATTAGAACTAAATGGTTGTGAGGAGGATATTCCATCCACTGACGTAGTATATTCAATTGCTACTAATTTAATTGGTAGGGAATTATGCACGATACCAACCGCTGATTTTATTAATTTTGTTCATATGAAACCAGCAATCAATGGTTATCCAGATGGAACAAAATTTACTGATGTTTTTCTAACCGAATTTAATGATGGTATGATTAGGATTAACAATATCAATCAATACCATCCAATTCATTACCATGAAAAAGATTTTATTACAGATGAAATGATAGAATACTATGAATCCAGAAGAGTTTTGGGCTGAAGCATGGAGGCTAGTTGCTGAATATGATGCGCAACGACCCAAATTAGAAAAGCAATTTAGAATATATTACAACGAAGACGGATCAGCTATTGGGTTGTGGGAAAATGGATATCCAGATGGAGACAACTACATCATACTTGAAGACCCAGATGTATTTCATAGAAACAATACTAATTGCATCAGAATAATAGATAAAAAATTGACAATAATTGACCCATCAGCTAAAAATAAAATTAAATTAAAAAAATCTACAAATGGACAAGCAGTAGTAAAGGGACATGCAGCAATAGCGGTCAATGAAGAATATAAAGATATAGAATATTATGAATACACAAATAATTGATATAGCCGATTTAGATTGTATATTTTTAACTTATGATGAACCTAAAAAAGAAGAGTTTTGGATCAAGATTAAAAACATGGTACCGTGGGCAAAGAGGGTGGATGGTATTAAAGGATCTGACGCAGCACACAAAGCAGCAGCCGCAGCAAGCGATACAGAACGATTCGTTCTTATTGATGGAGATAATATACCCGACCCTGAGTTTTTTAATCTACAATTATCGTTGGACGAAAAGAATCATGACCACGTTTTTAGGTGGAAGGCACGTAATGTTATTAATGGATTAAGATATGGTAATGGTGGGTTAAGTTGTTGGACTAAAGATTTTGTAAACAACATGCGCACACACGAAGCAAGCCTTGGTGATGAAGAAACATCAGTTGAATTTTGCTTTGATCCAAAATATACGGCTATGCATAATTGTTATTCAACTACATATCCAAATGGAAGCCCCAAGCAAGCATGGAGGGCTGGCTTTCGTGAAGGTGTCAAGATGTGTTTAGATCGTGGTCATAAACCCACATTACAAGAATTTGAAGAACGTGTAAACAATCGTAACTATGATAACTTATGTATATGGCAAAGTGTTGGTGCTGATGTAGAACATGGTTATTGGGCAATGTATGGGGCAAGATTGGGTACTTATATGATTATGTTAGAAGGATGGGATCATCATTACGTACAAGACTTTGATATGCTAGAAAAATTATGGGATAGTTTTAGTAAAGAAAATCCAGTAGAAGGTTGTGAAAGAATTGAAAACGCATTAAAAGTTAGATTGGGACTCCCAATCGTTACGTATACTCCAGAACAAAGTAGATTTTTTAAACATCATTACTCTAATGGACAACGTAATAGTGAAATTATGATGTCAGAAATGGATGTAATAAGAAGATTAGAAGGCTGGTAAAAATGGAAAACTTATATAAACAAAATTGGCATGTCTTGAATGTTGATGTTTCACGAGCTTTACGTGATACATTCAACCCAACTGAATACTACAATAATTCAGAATTCAAAGATAAACCAGTCGGTCTGTGGGCAATACATGATACAGAATTGCATACTATTTTTTCTGATGAATGGCTTGCTTATATGGAATCAATTAATTTAAAAGTGGGCAGTTGCCTAATGTTTTATCGTCAACCACATTACATATATCCAGAAATTCATGTTGATGTATACAAAACTGACCATGAACCAGCAATATATGCTTTAAATTGGACTCTTGAAGA